TCATTTTTATTTTGATTATACCACAAACAGAAAGGAGGATGGATGAACGAAGTAAAAATAAGAGACGATGGTATTTATTTGAATAACCAGAAATTAAAAGGTGTGCAAGCAATCAAAACAAAAAGCACGGCTGAAAGCAACCATGCTACTGTCTACTTAAAATTTACTGCCAAGTTGATTTGAAATGAGGTTGGTAATAACTTGTGATGAAATAACTTTCAGAACATCCAGTGAAAAAGAGCCGACACTTTTGGCAATTTCCTTTGTTTTACTCCAGTTATTATCTTGACGTATATCATTTATAAACTGATGTCCATAAGGAGACAAATCTTGGATAGAAAAACCACCAAAGTAGTGTACCACTTGTAGGAAGAGTCCACTATGTTCGCATTGTCGAACATGGTAGAGAATTTCTTCTCTAGGATATTTTGAATCGAGTTCTTTAAAAATTGTTTCTTCAGAAACATCATTTGAATAAGTTGCATTATTTTCTACAACAAAGAGAATATCACGAATACAATCAGGATTTAATTTCATCAGCATTACCTCGTTTTATTTTATTATACCAAATTTAGAAAGGAATACTATGAACGAAATATTTAATTTTCACGGGCAAGAGGTCCGTACTATGACAATTGATGATGAACCATGGTTTGTCGGGAAAGATGTTGCTGACATATTAGGATATAGCAAAGCAAGAAATGCAATCGCTCTTCATGTTGATGAAGATGACGCCCTAAAACAGGGCCTCACAGATAATCTTGGAAGAACACAAGAAACAATCATCATCAACGAATCAGGATTGTACTCGCTTATCCTATCAAGTAAATTGCCACAGGCAAAAGAATTTAAACGCTGGGTTACATCAGAAGTCCTTCCAGCTATCCGCAGAAAAGGCGGTTTCATCCGTGAAGATTTAGACGAAGATGCCTTCATCGCCCTATTTACTGGACAAAAGAAATTGCGTGAACAACAAGCTAGCATGATTGAAGATATCGACTATCTCAAAAATGAACAGCCAATTCACCCAAGTTACGCTCAATCATTATTGAAAAAACGAAAAGCTCGTGTCGTTGCTTGCCTGGGTGGCGTTGACAGTCCAGCTTATGCTGATAAGATATTCGCTCAATCAGTCTTCAGACAAGCTGAGATTGATTTCAAGGATCATTTCAATATCAGTCGCTATGACTT